CGAAACTATTAAATACAGATGCGGCGAAAATTATTGAGTTAGTAATATCCGGGAAAAGCAGAAAAGAAACTGCAAACGTCTTTGGCGTAAGCTCAGTGAGGATTGGTCAAATTATGAAAGCAGCGGGGCATCCGTCCGCACTGACAGCGAGCCAAGCTGCGGCAATTGCGAGGTCTGCAAGGACACATTGTAAAAGGGGACACCCTCTAAGCGGGTCAAATTCAAGACTAAATACTGACGGCGGAAGAATATGTATTCAGTGCAGAAAAGAAAGTGGAATTCAGAAACGATCCGCAAAAGATGGTGGCGGATGGAAGATAGAGGAATTTTAATTAGAGGTTCGATATGACACAAGAACAGAAAGCACTTGAGATTTTACGCGCCATTGCAGAATTGTCCGAGAAAGGGGAAAGTTTAACGATTGCCCATGATTGGGGGTTCGGTTCTGCAACGCTGATAAATAATGACGGCGCACATACACACTTTGGCTGCGACTCGCTCGGTAGTGCCGATGAAAATTTCGCAGAATTCGTTAATCAACTGCATTCGATACTGATTATTGAGCGAGGATTATCGTTTGTTAAACTTGAAAATAACGCTTGACATCATATTAGCATAAGAATATATTACTCGGCATGAACCTACCCACACGAAGCTGTAACCGTTGCAACCATAAATGGATACCTCGCAAGCAAGTTAGCAAGTATTGCCCATCCTGCAAAAGTCCGTACTTTAATAAACCACGTGTGCGATTACCTAAAGGGGAATTGAAATGAGTACAGCACTAGCATCACTGACAAAAACATTGGCAACAAAATTTAACATGGATGACGGCAGCGGGTTGGCCGACACTTTGAAGGCAACGTGTTTCAAAGGATCTGTAGCTGTTACGGATGCACAGATGGTCGCGCTGCTCGTGGTTGCGAACCAATACGGACTAAACCCTTTCACCCGTGAAATTTTCGCTTTCCCAGACAAAGGTAGCATCGTGCCAGTGGTTGGGGTGGACGGCTGGTCAAGAATTATGAACGACCATCCGCAATTTGACGGCATGGATTTTGAGCAAGACGATCAAAAATGTACCTGCGTCATTTACCGGAAAGACCGCTCGCACCCGATTAAAGTCACTGAGTACATGAACGAATGCAAGCGCACCACTAGCCCTTGGTCGTCGCACCCAAAGCGCATGTTGCGGCACAAGGCCATGATTCAATGTGCGCGCATGGCTTTCGGTTTCGGCGGGATATTCGACCAGGACGAGGCCGAGCGTATTGCCGATAGCGAAATAGACATCACGCCAGCCGGGAAGCCTATTGTGACCATGCCGCAGCGTAAAACGCCGCCAGCTTCCGCGCCAGTTGATACAGGCACCGGAGAGATAATAGAAGGGGTAGCAACAGTCATTCGCCCATGCGCACAGCCCCCAGCAACAAATAGCGAATTGGCAAGTGTTGGTGAAAAGGCTTTCATAACCAACAAGCTGGCCGCACTTGGGCGCGACATCCAGGAAGCGCTTGATGCATGTCATCTGACAAATTTTGAAAATCTCACGAAAGATGGGTTTGTAACCATCAAGGATTGGATTAGAAATGCTTGAGTTTAACGAAGCCCTGCATGAATATAAACTCGATGGCGTAATTCTGCCAAGCGTTACGACTGTAATTGCGCCGCTTTACGATTTTTCAACAGTCAGTGAGGACGTAATGAAGCGCGCTGGTGCGTTTGGTTCTGCGGTGCATCTTGCTTGTGAGCTGCACGACTTGGGAGAGCTTGACGAATCCACACTTGACCCAGCCATCGTGCCATATCTTGAGGGGTGGAAGGAGTTTTTACGACTGTCTGGTGCAAGGATTATATTGAACGAGGCGCGATATGCTGGTGTACTAGGTTTCGCTGGAACGATAGACAGGCTGGTTGAGATTGGCGGCAAGCGCATATTAGTTGATATAAAAACCAGCACCACACTCAGCCCTGCAATTGGCGTTCAACTCGCGGCATATAGGCAATTGCTACTGGATAATCGCGCGGCGCCAAGTGTCGAATCTACCGCCGCCGTGCAGCTTAAAGGAAACGGCGATTACAAATATCAGCTTTACAGCAGCAAACTTGACTGGCCCACCTTTGTATCTTGTTTAACAATTCATAATTGGAGATTAAAAAATGGAAAATAACGCCCGCACCTTAACTATCAACCTGCCCGTTCAATCTGAAATTGAAAGTCGCGCCTTGGCGGTAGTTACTACAGCCGATTCACTCATAATTGATAGCTCATCCATGTATGAAGTCGCTGCCGATGAACTTCAAAGTTCAAAAGCAAATTTTAAAACGCTTGAGGAAGCGAGGAAATTCCACGTTTCACCGTTAAATGAAGAAGTGAAATTTATCAATAATTACTTCCGGTCTGCGCTCGAAAATTTAAGCCTTGCTGAATCGAAGATAAAGTTCAAGATGCTGGACTATCAATCAGAACAAGAGGAAATCCGCAAGGTAGAACAGGCACGACTTGACGCAATCGCCAAAGCAGAGCGTGACCGCCTGGCCGCAGAACAGGCCGCAATCCAAAAGGCCGCATTTGAACTGGCAGAGATAGCGCGCAAGGCCGCACAAGCTGAACAGGCGCGTTTGAAAGCCATAGCCGATGCGGCAGCAGCCGCAGGTAACGCGGAAGCAGCCAAGGCCGCACAGGAAGCCGCAGAACGTGCGCGCATAGTGGCAGAAGAAGAGGCACAGCGTAAAGCAGCAGAAGCACAAGCAGAATCCACTGCGCTTGCACTTGTCGCTCAGGTTATCACAGCACCAGTGGTATTGGCTCCGGCCAACGTTGCAGGAATATCTACCCGCGCAACCTACAAAGCGGAATGTACTGACCTAATGGCGCTGGTTAAATTTATTGCCGCGAATCCGCAGTATGTAAATCTGGTCAAGGCTAACGATACCGCTATAAATCAAATGGCTAAATCTATGCAGGCGGCCATGAAAGTTGACGGAATACGGGTATTTGAAGAAAAAACACTCGCGGCAAGACGGGCATGATCAGCGTGTCCGTAGCTAAAGTCACATCCAGCGCGAAAATAATAGGGATTCTATCCACTACAGATTGTGATATGCCAGAAATCGCCAAACAAACTGGATTGTCCTACGCCACCGTACTGCGGAAAATGAAACTGCTGCTTGAATCCGGCGAGGCTGTTTGTATCAGCGAGGCGAAGCAGCTTCGCAGCAACGGCGACTTTGGCAGGCACATTTCCGCACGTTTTATAGGCTCAGTGGGTCGGGCAGATATAGCCGAAGAATTGATCTATCGGCTGGTGGATAAGCTGCTGAATCATAAGCTGGATGATTACGAAATCGCGCTTGTAAAGGACGCACAGAAATTTATCAATTCTGATATTTGTTAAGGAGAGAATCATGTTACCAAGTGAACTGATATTTCTTTTATTTAAGCTGAGCCTGTTGTCATGTTTTATTTTTAGCATGTGCGTTGTGATCTGGTGGGTAGCATACTCAACAGAAATTAAAATTTATGAAATGTTTGAGGAGAATTAAAATGATTGACTTTGCGAGACCCTGCCGCACAATAATGGAAAAAATTAAGGTACAGATACTGGCTACGGCCTTGCCAGAAGGACTGCCAGTAGCAGCGTATTTCATAGGCGGTTACAGTGGTGGGATTGTCTTACGATACCACGCAGACGGGCGCTACACCAATGGCGCTCCGCATCAGTTTGACCTAGAGAATTACTCTGAGCTAGATGACGTGCCGATGGATACGCTGATATACGTTCGTCAGGCAGACGGAATTTGGAAGCCTCGATATTACACGGGCAGAACAAGCGATCAGGGGCACCCAATTTGCTGGCATGAAGGTAGAATCAGCGCCACTTCCAAAGACCGTAACGATGTCTTCGGCTGGGAGCTAGGCTACTCACTTACTAAACCAGAAGGCTTCACGCATTGGAGCGATAAATGAAACCTGACGTAACTGACTTGGCCGAGTGGCGCAGACACCACTTCGCTGTACGCTCTCTACGCGAGGCGCATCCGCCATTGCCGGAGTTTAGACGGCACACGTCCGTGACACAATGGTTATTCAAACTGGTTGTGGTGTTGGTGCTGATTGCCGCAGTTCTTGAGTTGTAATTAAGGGGAATTAAAATGGGTATAGAAAACAGTAGTTGGACTACTGAAGCAGAATTGAGCTTCCTTGACGGGCTGAAAGCAGGCTATCCAAAAGGAAAGTCACCCGCAGATTACATGAAAACATTGAAAGGTTATATCAAGGCCAAGCGCGTGGAGTGGGAGGACATGGATGGCAAGGCTTGCGTGAACCACGCAAAAAGGCTCCTTGCAGCGGCGATGGTAGAGACGATATGACTGAGCAAACACAGAAACAGAACGAAAGCGCGCAGGGGGAGGTCGGCTCGAATGTAGGGTTAGGTTGCATAGTGATGAGTATTGGAAAACACAAAACACAGCGGTTGCAACTGCTGCGAGTAGTGTGCTGACGGCATACCAAGAGGGGCTAGACAAGTGCCTGCACCGACCCAGTAGTAGCGGCGCTGCAAACCTGGGAGAGCAGCCGAGTATTCATCACTATGCAACCTAACGTGATTTAAGGGACGGTTAGCCCCCGTTGTGATTACTTGTCAGCAAGGGCAGACGTGGTTTTGATACGCAACAGCGCGTCCTTAATTGCCAGCGCCAGCAACACATATCCCCAGCCACTTGCGGGTATTACCGCTTGCAATAGGCCAGTGTTAGCTTCTACGATACCCAGCGTGCCAGTAATACCAGCAGCTATCATTGTCCAGCTTTTACGCCAATTTTTAAGCATGATTTTTCTCCTAAGTTTAACTACTGAACAATTTGAAACCTGCACCGTGCAGTGTCAGGGAACGGCGGGTAGTGCTGGTAAATCTTTAGCTCATAAGCATCAATTAGTTTCTTTGCAGCTGTGCTTTGCCAAGTTAAATTTGAAACTGCATCCGCCCCGCCACAGCCAAGCGGTATGTCGTGGTTCTTAGCGAACCCAGGACACGCTCCAGTCGTTAATCCGGTGCTTGGGCAGGGGTGAATAGCTTGGAACGCTTTAAGCACGTCAGAACGACGCTTAATCGTGCCGTCTGCATTGCGTATAGGCGAACCAAAATATCTCGTTTCCACTAGCGTCGGATCGACTGTCTGCGCCATCGCAGCACGATATATGAGCAGCCCAAGAATCACTAGCCCTGCCAGTACCAACGTGCCGCAAATAATGTGCAAAAGTCTATTGGCTGTCATTTAACCACCTCAAGATAAACCAGCCACGAAAATATAGCGATTGTCGTTATCAAAGCAGCGACCCAGATTATATCACCGAGCCTGTTTCCGATATCGCGTCCAGAGGTCATTTTGCCGCCATCGCAACGACTACAAGCCGCTTCATCCAGCCAAGCCCGAAGCGGTCAAAATTCGCCGTGCCTACATAGCGCATAGCCCGCACAGCCATATACATAGCCATCGTGTCCGGTGTCGCTCTGTTAGCTGCGGCTATTGTGATTCTGCCGAGTACGCCGTCCTGCACTGTGCCTAGTGTTTTTTGCAACAGTTTAATCGCTATCACTACCCCCTGATTCACGGCAGCGTCGAATACAAACAGGTTGAGTGGGGAGGGCAATTTATCGCACTGGCAGGCATCCCAATAGTCACGCTTGTATATTTCTTGTGCGCGGGCAAGGGTGAGGTTTTTAATGTCTTCGGAAGGGTAGCTGGCGGCAGAAATACCAAACTTTGTTCCTTTTAGCACCCCTATATTTTGCTTACCACCTGTCCAGTTGCCAGTATCGTTAGGGTCAAGGGTCAGCCCACCTTCCACCCCGACAATATGACCGAACGCTTGCAGGAAGGTAATCATTTATCATTCTCCCGTCTGCTTTGTAGTATATCCGTCAGTTTTTCCAGCCGCATATTGATCGCCTCAAAGCCTTCCTTGAAGGTCTTTTCGAGTTTCTCGAAACGGCGCTCCACCTCATCTTTGAGGTAGTGATCTTTTGCTATTTCCAATCGCAGGTCTCCCACTTTCGTCTCTGAATCGTGAATTTTAGCGAACAGGATATTGATGTGCCTTTCCTGTGCCTCGTCTTTTCGCTTTAGTAAATACCACAAAAGAGCGAACACTGCCGCGACTACACCTGAAATTATTTGTTCCATTGACATTACTACCCCTTAATTAAATTTCACCGATACAGCCAAACTACCTTTGCTGAAATACAAGCGCACACTGTTACTGATAGTCGCGCCCAGCAACGCACCCGCAAGATTAGCACCCATATCCCGCCCGCTGAAGCTGTTTCCAACCTCATGGCTATCGCGTAGCTCTTTAGCTAGTCCAGGCAAAAGAGCAAGGGCTGTGCCGTAGATAATGGGGCGCTCAGTATCTCGCACAATATAAGTTGAGGTGGCACCCAAGGCAGCAGAGACTCCGAAGTGCATTAGTTTATCACGCTCAACTTCAAAGCTATGGGCTTGGAAGGAAAGGGCCAGCAAGATAATAGCTAGGAATCTCACATTGCCACCACTACGCCGCCCAGCACCTTAAACTTAATCCCGTCTGGGAATGAGGTATAGCTGGTATCTGGCACATAGGTCTTAGTCTCCACCTCCGGCACCGGAAGCCCGTCCAAATCCACACTGGCAGGCGTGATAACGATTACCTCTGATGTAGGCTGTGTTCCGGTGTAGTTTATGAAGAACTGCCCCGGTTCGTTGCTTTTTGGAAGTGCTTTTGCGTATAACATATTATCTCCTTAGTAAGCCGTTGCGCTAATCATTAAAACAGTGCCAGCAGGCCACGCTTCAGCAGCACCGGATGAAGTGGTATAGTTAGTCAGTGTTATGCTGGTTGTAGTCATCGCGGTCATGTCGGTATTCTGCAACATATTAGTAGCCGTTGGGTTAAAGACTTTAACTCCTGTCACGTTCCAGCCCGTAGCCGCTGCTGGCATGGTTAATGCGCCTGTTGATGCTGTGCCTCCAGAGCCGATAGTCACCCTGAAAGTTGCCGTACCGTTCGCCGCGATGGCAGGGGAGGTGCCAAAGCCTGAAGCTATCGTGGGGGCAGTTACGGAGGATATTAGGTTAGTGAAGTGGTAGCCTACGGAAGCACTTATAGTCACAGCAGTTAAAGCGCCCAACGGTGTAACAGAGAATCTAGTAGTTGGCGTATAATCAGGGTCTCCAGTAGTTTTAGCGGTATCTGTAACCACTTTTAGTCCATCGCTGAAACTAAAGGTTAAGAATGATACACTCCCATTCGTAAGCCCCGGAGCTACTCTCACCCAATTAGGTGAGGCTGGATTTCCTATCTGATACCCCTGTAGTCCTATATTGTAGGCTGAAGTGCCCCCTACACCAATATAATGTAAGTATGTCCTGTTTGAAGTGCCTAAAATAGGGCCAAAAGTATTACTAGGGCTTCCAATCTTAACTTTCTCAGTACCAGCGGAGTAAGTACCCGATGCCGCACCTATGTTAATCGTAGTAAACGAAGCCGCTACTGTGCCTCCCGTTATATCATCCAGCCCAGCTACGGTCATGTCCTTATCCGGAAATGTTCGCGTTCTTGCGGCTGTCGCTAGACTCACAATGGAGCTTAGAAACGTCCTTGCGGCATTCCAGATGTTTATTTTCTCTAATGTCTTTCCTACATATCCATCGGAAGCATCTTTGTTTACTTGTAGTTCCGCTCCATTTTGAATAGTTTTTATGCTTCCATTCAAATCAACTACACGCCACCCAGCCGCATGTGTCCACTCCAAGCAATCCCCACTTGCAAGCGTTACCGCTATTAGCGGGTAGAGCGTAGCACTGCTGGACATTTGCACGGTGACTGCATGGCTTCCTGCAAAGGTATTTCGTATCGTGATATGGTCTATGTCGCGGATAGTCGAAGCGGCAGGTGTCGCGCAGATAGTCGTTGTGGTAGCCGTGGTTATGTTGGTTACTTGGCTATCACCCGTATATGCTGTGGTTGTTTTATCTGAAAAATTAACAACAACATTCGCGCCATCCTGGGCGGTGATTAGCGAGATAAGCTGCGTAGAGCCGTTATTGAGCCGTAACATAATTTATCCTTGGGCGGCGGAAAATGCCTGCAATGTTGCAAGCTCCCGTGCGTGATAATGGAGCGTTGTATCGCCCCCATCCGTCAAATCTGTAGCATTCGTGCTGGATAAATGTGTGTAGGTTGCCGTGTTGATGTTCTGTAAATCAGCGTGGTTTCTGGTTTCAATATCAGTCAGGTTAGAGCCTGTTTTATCTACCAGCGCCCAAGCTATCCCAGCAGTAGATGCAATACGTTTCCACATCCGATACATCCAATCATCGAATGAGCGTTCTTCTTTGCGTGGGGGTTGGGCTAGGGGGATCATTATCGTCTCTTTAATAAAAATTCACTAACTGATTCAGGCAAATATCGCTCTATCAAATACAGTATGTACTTATAACAAACAATCATCATGCCACCTACAAGCGGTTTCAACAACATTGCGAGCCAGCTCATTGGTTAGCCATATAGGGTAGCGAATACCCGGCAGGAGCCATTAAAGCGCTCAATGAGTTCTGATATTTTGCCATCTCACCGGGGCTTAATCCTAATGGCATTTCCGGAATATTTGCAGCCATTGCTTTGCCTACCAATTTTTTCTGGCCGCTACTTTTACTTAAGTTTTTAGCAATATTCGATAACATGCTTAATCCGGGTAATTTTGTTTCAGCAAGCCCCATTAGTGCGTTTTGAACAGGCACGCCACTATTTGAAGTGCTAACCGCAGCTTGAGCAGGGAATGCGCTCATAAAAGAACCTACTCTGCTTAATTGCCTAATCTGTGCAATTTCTTGTGGTGAGTAAAAAACATTAAGACGTGCGCCCAAAGAATCAATCGCCTTGGTGAACCCAGCGGGCCTAAATCCAGCATCACCTGCTTCATTGATACCGTAAGCAGCCCTGCGTAGATATTCTCCAATCTGAGCCTTTGCTTGGTCATACGCACCTTGATCTGTTGTTTTAAGTAACTTCATTAAGGCTTCAACAGATTCAGGACTGGCACCTACGATATGCTTTGCAACAAACTTGTCCGCATCAATTTCACCTCTTCCAGCTTGCCTTAATGCCGGAAGCATGTCGTGCATATTAAACCGTTGTGCAGCAGCTTTAACCGCAGGTGCAAATGCTCCGCCGGTATCATCAACAGCTAAAACAGTGGCTTTAACCGCTGTGCGTAGTTGTCCAAGGGCGGCATTAACAGCAGGATCGCTGCTTTGGTTTGAATTGATAACCTTTAGAATACGATCTGCGTCTTCTACTGTAAATAGTTTCCTTTGTGTCCCACTCAACAAACCAAGTTCATCTAAATTATTCCGCACGCCACTAGGCACTTTATCGCCAAAGTCGCGCAGTATTCTTGCGTAATCTTGAGCCAAACCTTCAAGCGGCAACTCCAAATCCTTACCTGATGATTGTCTGGCCTGTAGGTATAGTTGGTGTACGCGCTTACTCATTTCATCGTCTGCTTTTGTTAAAGCCCCGCCTATCTGTCCTCCGGCTTGATAACGGTCAGTCGCACCTTTAGCAAGTCCACTAATTTTTCCACGCAATGCAGTTTCTTGTCCTGTAAATCTTTGAAGTAATGGCTCACCCACACCAGCAACGCCGCGTAAATTTCGCTCTGTTGCGTATTGACCGGGATCACGAGTAACTTGCCCAAGTGTCGGCTCAATACCTACATCACCAAAATCTTTAGCCCGCACCGCCGCACGGACATCTAAATCTTTGCCTTTAGTTAAAGATGCTTTTACAGATAGACGTAGCTGATGAGCATAGCTTGGCGGCAAATCAGTAATGGTTTGGCCGGAATCTTTAAGTGCTGCATTTATAGAGTCATCAATATCATTTGAGCCAGCAGCAGCCACGCGATTGCCAAACTTATTAGCCAGATAACTCCCAGCTATAGTTGCAATCCTGTATCCGCCAGCACCAGTCAGCGCACCGCCACCAGCCTTTAATATGCGCTCGCCAACTCCAACTCCCTCACCCTCTACAGGTTGCAGCCCCATATAGCCACCAGCGACACCAGCAGCCTGCCCGATAGATTTAGGTGCAAGCATTGCCTGACCAACCCTTGTAACCCCTTGTACGCCAGTTTTAAGCAGCCCTGCCCCGCCTACAAGCATCGGCGCAACTGTGCCAGCGATTGTTGATTCTATCGGCGCTTCTCCGCTAATCTGCTTCCATGAAGCTAAATTTGCCTGCTCATCAGGGTCAAGCCCACCCTTGAGTAGTTGCTTTGCCCCGTAGTATGTTTCAACCATCGGCGCGGCAAATCCCGGTAGTTGCCGTCCAAACCTGCTCATGCCGCGCATTTCTGAGCCAGCAGTGGCTTGCGGCTGTGGTGCTTGTGCTGGCGCAGATTGCGCCGCAAGATATGCGTCAGGGTCGAACGGTTGCGACAAGTATGCGTCAGGGTCGAAAGCCATTATCTAACTCCCAGCTTTTGTTTTATCTGTGCAGAGCGCGGGTCGCGCGGATTAGCGTTTGCCCAATCAAGCGCGGCGGCGTCATTAGATTGCGTATCCCCAGCCGCTTTTTGTGAGAATTGCGACCCAGACCACTCATCTTGGTATGCTTTATTGGCCGTCTCCCGAATGCGTGTCGCAAATGCCCGTATGTTATTCATAGAATCTTTTGCTTGCTTGACACTGGTTGCCTTTGCAAGCAAAGCGATAGCGGCCTCCATTTTCGGCCATTCGCGCTCAGTCATCACGCCGGGGGAACTTCCGCTATTTCGCAGGTTTTGGAATCCAGCAAGCTGCATGGTATTTTTTAATTCATCTAACAATACGCCCGCGTCTGCTGCGTCACCACCAGGATAATTTGGAAACACACCAGTAACGCCAAATATTCGTGGTAATCCTGGGTGTTTTGATAGCTTGTCAACTTTATCCATTAAAATACCAGCCTCATCACTGGCATTTTTGACCATAGCTGTATCCTTGCTGTATTTATCTTTCATCGCTTGATGCTGTGGGGAACCGGGAATTAGTTCAGATTGCCAGTCACCCTGAGAGTCTCTGAAAACACGCGAACCAGGCGACGATTTGGGTGGTGGCGCATCTACCAATCCACCTTTGTTAATCAACATTTGCTTGGCCTGAATATCCAGTTCCCCAGCGCGATAATTTTGCTGTTCAGTGTTAAATTTCATATCCTGAATTTGCCGCCTGCGTCCAGCTTCTTCGGTTCCTCTAGGTTGAACTTTGAATTGCCGCCCTTGTGCGTTTGTGCCAATTATCGTCCCGTCAGGCTGCATATAACCCTTGCCTTGACCAAATACATCCACCGGAGAGCCTTGAGGACGAGTTTGTGCTTGGCTTTGGAATTGAAATGGATTAGCCTGCCTATTACCTTGCGGGTTCAGATACTCACCCGTGTCAGTCCGAATGGTGTTCATAGGCTGCATGAGTTGTGATAGTTGCATCCGTTGGGGCATTTGTTGGGGCACATCTTGCGTCTCTTGAGGACGTAGAAACTGATTCAACTCAGGGCTAGGCTGGCCGTTGAGTGTCATACCACCTGCCCCCCCGCCTATAGTCTGTGACGAAAGGAATGCGTTAATGGCGTTCCTGTCGCCGCTTTGCATTAGTTCTGCGAGTGTGGTCATGTTTTACCCCTTTACCAAGTTGAAGGCTTTATTTGGGTTCCTGGCGCAAACCTTTGTGGAGGCTGATAATATCCTGATTGCACACCAAATTGCTGCGCCCCCTGCATTAAGTTAGACAAGCGGTCTACTTGACCGCCGTATTCTGTAGATGCCATCCCTTGACCGTATTTAGCGAGTTCAGCCAGTACATTACCGGAGCCAAGCATCCCTCTAGCCGCTGCGCTACGGTTAATGGCCTGATTTCCTTGGTCTAAATTAAACTGATACCCGGCAGTCTCTTGGATTTTGCTTGGGTCTCTCAACAAGTCATTCATGCTTTGTTGGTATCCTGAAAAGTCTGAGCCTTGCTTTTGCAAGTTCCGGCTTCGCATATAACCCGGTAGATCATTAATCTGTTCACCAGATGCACTTGTCCACGCTCCTGGAGTACCCCTGTCCCCGCCGAAACCAGACGAAGTTTGTGTCCATTGCCCGCCGCCACTAGGGTTATTGTAGGTGGTATTGTAGCGGTCTGCACCAGACTGATACCCTTGCTGGATTCCACCAACTCCAGAATAGCCAGGCTGCCAGGTTCCAGGCTGAGTGCTTTCGCTCATATAGTTCTGGCTTAATCCAGAAAGGTTCTGTTGCGCTTGTTGCTCCGCGTACAGTTCCCGCTTCCTTTGTTCTTGCTTGTGGCCCATATTATTCTCCTTAAATTACTTCTAAATCAAACGCCGCAAGTTGCAGCGCAGTATTTCCCAAATACCTTAACTCAAAACTTCTGCGTCTGTCATCGCCCAGCCTTCGTACTATTGATCTGGTCGCAATCAAATCAACAGGGCGAAATTTTGTATTGGTCACATAATCATCCCCGCTATACCGTAAGTATGCCGTGCCAGACACTTTATTACCAATCACTTCAACCGAAGCGAATCTCTTAACTAAGGTATTCCCGCCGTCAAATTTACCCGTTCTGATCAGCGTGTTTACCGGAATTCCAACATCCTGAAAAGCTGCATCGGTCAATTCGCACAGTGTCCCGTTCGTTTCGTGCTGAACAAGGTCTTTACTGAGCGCGTTTATGTACTTAGTGTACTTGAAATATGTCTCGGTGTACGGAGTTGATGTAATAGTCCCTGTGGCTGGCGTGGTAGTACCAGCAGTCGTTTCAAACGTGTAAACAGTGGTGCTGGTGTAGCTGATAACTTTTATGCCGTTGTAGGCCGATTGCACCGCGCCAGCGACTAACACAGGGTCGCCGTCAGTCAGGTTATGCGCTGCCGCTGTTGTGACTGTCGCCGTTGTGCCTGATAACGTGATGGTGCTTACATTCACCGCCGCGCCTAGTGTAAGACTTGTCCATTCTGACCATGTTTTGCTGGATGCGTCATAAACCAGTGTGGTATCTATATCCGTCATGGTGAGGATGTAAAACGCATGTCCGGCGATTTTAATACCGTAGCTATAAACAGTCGCCAGTGTCGAAGTGCTTAAAATTCTTTCTACATCAGGGGTCGAGATTTGCACCTCATCCAAGCCTTGCATCATGTGAACTGCGCGACCTTTTTGTCTTGTGCGCGATACCCAGAATAATATGCCGTCAAGGTTTGCAACCGAAGCGCCCGAAGCACAGCCGATTAAATTAAATCCGTTAGATACTGCCGAAAGGGGTGATCCAGTAGCATTGCCGGCATCGTAGAAAAACTCAGTTGACCATTCCTTAAAGGCAATAATATAGTTTTGTGTTTTCGCTAGTGCTATTCCTGCGCCCGGCTCGGTCTGCGCGGTAAGAAAGTCTAGCGCATTCCATGTCGCTGCGTCATTTAACCCGCTATTCATAATAATAGCTCTAGTGGTCATAACGAAAAAATAGCCATCAAGGAATACAATGCCCGGAACAGTTACCCTTCCGCCTGTAGCTGTGATTGTTCCGGTGGCCGGAGTTGTCGCACTACCAGCGAAGGTATATGTGAAAGTCGTGCTGTCGGCAACTGTTTTAACCGTGTAAGTGCCGTTATATTCTGTCTGATTAGCACCTGCAATGACAGCGGTATCATTCACCGCCAAGCCGTGACCAGCAGCAACCGTGGCAGTCGCAGTTGTAGACGCACTGGTTAAAGTGGCCGAATACCCGTGATACCCCGGATAATCAATATCAGTTATCTGCGTAGCCGTAGCCGTTGAATTGGCATAAAACCACGCATCATAGATATTTTTGAACATGAATCCCTGATTCGACTGCGCCGATGCTGTGGCAGTGAAGTCGTAAGGTAAATTAGCTACTGTAACGGTCATGTTTATATCCTATTGTGTGTAAAGTCCTGCGTTAAATCCTGACGGTACTGAGTGAGCAAAAGCGGAGGCTCCGAAGTTAGCTACTACTGTAAGTGTTGCGCCTCCCTGTCCCTGGCCCCCTATTGATGGGTAGGTAGCCTCACCAGACAGGTTAGAGAATGCTATTCCCTGTGAAGCCCCGTCTATGTAGAAGGTGATAGTCCCAGCATCCATATCAAGGGCTATCCCAACCACTGTTGGTATTACTAAGGCAGCTCCATAGAGGGTAAAAGAACCCCCATTTGCCTTATAGGAGGTGCCATTATAAGTTCCCATCCCCCAGCCACCGACCCCATTGCCCACTTCATTGCCTAGAAATGAGGCAAGAGTGGCTACCCCAACCGTAGCTAGATTCTCTGGAGAAGTCATAAAACTATTGACTGTGATATTATACTCAAAGTACCACTTGCCAGAGGGTTTCCCTATCGTAGCCCTTACCCCACCCTGTGCAAGTATAGAACCAGTTAGATTTCCATTAGACAGTGTTACTGCCCCCGCCTTATCCAAAGGATTCCATGTAGCATAAGTCTTTCCAGCCGCAGGAACATAACTTGTACTCCACGAACTAGACCCCGCCACCGGAGTATTCCCGACATTACTATCGGTGAGCGACCAGTAATTTACGAATCCATGACTAATTTGCGCACCAATAGAATATGTCGTCCCAACCAACCATGTCGTTCCAATTCCAATTACATTCAATGCGCTTATATCGCCGTTGACCGTGTAAATATAGTCTATCCCGCCTACCGTAATCCCTATCCCACCCTGCGCTTGACCGGATAATGTCGTTACCCCGCCTTGAGCTATAGGGCGTTTCCTGACGGCACTCTGTTCCCCCCTTACCTCTACATAGCAGTTCTTCAGCCGCGCATCCTTGGCTTCGGGTGCTGATGTTCTTGTTTTTAAATCTGTTGCTAAATTTAGGCGCATGTTACAATACCCGGTCAACGGCTAGGGTAGCTCCCAAACCTCTGTTCCTGTACAGATTGCCGTTGTTCTTATACAGGCTACTTACTAACAGGGGTACAGCATGGAACTTACACACCAACAGCTTCTTGATGCGTTGCATTACAATCCAGAAACTGGAATATTTACTTGGAAAATCCGGGCGGCCTGCCGGATTCATGTGGGCGATGTTGCGGGAGGCAAGCCATACCCATATGTACGCATAAGAATTTTTAATGAACTTTACGCCGCTCATAGACTGGCTTGGTTTTATGTAACCAAATATTGGCCTGTTAACTTTATTGACCATAAAAATTGCATTAAAACTGACAATAGATTTCATAATTTGCGAGATGCTACCGTTTCTGAAAATGCCCAAAATAGAATAAACCCTAGCATAAACAACAAAAGCGGCATACTTGGGGTGTTTCAGTCCGGGTGCAAATGGATTGCATCTATCAAAATTAATGGCCGTAATAAGCGCATCGGTATTTTCCTTACAAAGGAGAGTGCATATGCGACCTATGTGGATGAAAAACGCAAGTCTCATTCTCATTGTTCCCTCTAATTACAGACTTATTGTTGCAACCAATGTGTAGCTTGAGTTGTAGCTTCTCAGTGAATCACCGTTTATCATAAACACCAGCGAGTTGCTTTCCACCCCACCTTGCCCTTGGCCGGATGCCGTAGCAAGTGCTGAATTAGCAGCAGGGCGCTTGAACATTTCCTCGCCTTCCTGAAAACAGTTCTGCATCTTCGAGTCTTTGCTCAAAGAGCCGTCGCGGGAGGTGATGTCTGTGCTTAAATTTAAGCGCATTATCTGCCCCCCTTTGCTATGCCTTGAAGGGTTTGCTTCCGCAGTAATGATGGGTCTTCAAATACATGGCTTGATGACATCGCACCACCAAAGCCAGCATCCGGCATGTGTGCTGCATCAAATCCCTGCCCAAATAGCTCATTAAGCAGCGCATTTTGCGATCTTTGATTTCCTGAGTATTGGTACATCTGACCAGGCATTATCTGCTCATCAAGAACCTGCTGGAATGGCATGTATTCATGCGTCAAGCCAGCATCCGCCGCCGCACGCTCAAGCGCTGATAACGTAGGCTGATCTAACTCATCGTAGTTTGAAAAATCTATCCGCTTTTTTGGCGATGCTGTGAACCTTTGTACATTGCCGTATGGAGCCGCATCCGCTTCAGATGGCGCGGTGTAAATGTGCTGTGCAGTATTTGATTTTGCTGGGTCAAATACGTCAAACGGTTCTTTACCACCATGATAGACCTCATAAGGCGCTGGGTTGTCTGTGATGCTCATCTGCCGCTCACCCTTCGCCAAGGCGTTGCGTACTAGCTGATCTTTAACAGGCACGTCAAACATGTTAGGCGGATAAGATTCGGCACGTTCCGCTGCGCTCATAGACATCCTCTTTTGTGTCAGGCGGGCTTCGGCTTCACCTGCTAGGCTGCGGTAATCTTTATGTGCGGCCTCCAATGGGCCAAGACCTTGCTGCCCTTCTAGTGCCTGAAGTTGCTTTACAATCACGCTTCTCTCGTCTAGCAATTCATTGTATCTTGGTGTCCCACTGACCAGCTTTAATTCTTTGTTAATTGAGCTAATATCCCAATCTAATTGGGCTATTTGTTTTCTATAACCCTGCAAAAATTCATCAGGACTCCCGCCCCTCGCAAACCCCTCGCGCTGCTGGATGGCGTGCTGGAGTTCGTGGAGGGTGGTGGATTTAGAAACATCAGCTCCTTGCTTTGACCTGCCAGTATGCAGAGTTATTTGGTTAGACAGAGGTGCATAACTGCCACCTTCTCCTGCCTGCTGTGACAGTAGAATGTTTTTGGTACCTGGGTAGGCTTTGTATAGCTCATCGTGAGCCATTAAACCGCCTATCTTGTTACCTTGCACTAATTGCCCAGCTTCGTTTGCTACTGGTGGCAGGTCGTAGAATTGATATTTTGCATCATACGGTGCAGTTATCTTCGCCGCATCATCCGGTATCTCAAACCGCCACTTCTTGTCAGCCATACCCTCAAACCAGCCAGTAGTCGCGTGAATCACATCGTCAGGGAATCCTTCATCAGCCATCTTCTGCGCTTGTCTTAGTTTAAGTATGTTGGCAGTCTTTGCCCCTACTCCAGCAAACATCCCAACCATGCCACCAGCCATAGGTTGCATCATATCCAGCCCAGCGCCTATCCCACCATCGCTGCCAAATTGCTCCCTTAACGATTCTTGTATCGGCTGGCCCGTCAGCAAAGCCTCACCCCTGCTAGTTCTTGCAAGGTAATCCGGTATTCTCATGCCTCCCGGTTGGGTTTGTTGGTGCGACATTTGCTGCCTGCTGGCATCTTGCTTGCTTTGCCGCATCAACTCAGATAATGAGGCCAGCGTCATTATCGAATATCAGGTTGAACGAATGTCGAGGCATTCTCACGGTCATAGCCCATTACCATATTTAACGCTGAATCAGCACGACTTTGGAGTAGTTGCCTTTCCTGTAGGTTGATTAACGCAGAAGGTGCCATGATCGAAGCCAAGCCAAGTATTAAGGCTTCCGCCCATTCAATCGCAAAATCAGGTGTGTTTCCTGCCGCGTCAAAGTCCTCAAGAATGCGCTCATACCAGAATTTAAGCACGTCAGTAGCATTGTCAGGGGTAGGCCAGACATACAGCGCCCCGTTGACTAATTGGGGGTCATAGAAGATTTTAACTATCTTACCCTCTGTTGTTTTGTTGGTTTGTTGGGCGTATTCAGATCGTGCTGCGATATGGATAGGCGTGTCGTTCCCAGCCGAAGATGACCAGTACGCTGATTCAGTGTCTATCCGCTGCGGTCTGTTTATCTTGGTGGTGTAGGTGAAAACTACGTTTCCTGATGTTGCAGCACTCGTCAGCCCCGTTGCAATGGTTGTGGGTGCACCTGGAGCGCCGGAGATGGTTGTCCAGTCGATTGTGCCGTCATCCAACTCAATGCCGATCTTATCGCTGGCCGACATGCCAGTAGTTGAGGTAAGGGATAATGAAGTAGAGTTTATCGCCTCATCCGTGGATAGTGTGGTTTGAATGTAGGTGTTGGTGGCGTTGGTTCCTGTTGAACCCAACGAATAAGAAGCCGTGCCTTTTACAAGAAACAATGTCGCTTGTTTCAATGCCCAAAGTTTCCCACCTTGAGCCATAAGCGACTTCACCCACGAATTCAGCCGTAACGCATAGGCCGTAGTTCTGGCCGTGGTCATTGTCTCGCCTTCGTCTACTTCTCCGATTTCTTCAGCAGCAGCGCGGATAATATCGTTGCGGCTTACCGAAAAATCAACACTTCCGCTAGTTGCCATATTTTAGTCACCGTTGTCACAAATCTGCGGCAGTTATCTCTCCAACGGCAAGGAACCTGTGGGCAGGCTCCATCCGTGCGTCTCTGACTTGGTTTCGTTCTGGTCGAATCTTGATCGTATCTTGAGGATGGCGAAGCTCGAAATCTTTTGAACATACCATCGCCCCGTCCCAGCGTTTGCGAAGCTGTGAATGCTTAAACTTGAAGCCACACGAATCGCAAATTGAATTGCTGTCACCCAGAACGAAGTAAGTCATAGTATGCCTTATGCGGTTGTCGTCAGATTAACGCTTGACTGATTCGATACCTGATTATTCCCTGCAACCACCAGGAAAATGATCTGATAGGCGGTAGCAGCAGCCAGTCCAGCGATTGTCGTGACGGTCTGAGTCCCGATGGCGTTCACAAGCTGATTCGTGCTTGCTCCAGCAACCAAATTCCCGCCAGTTCCAGCAATGATTTGAGCATTGGTAGCAGTCCCACCATTGGTTACAACGCCCACATAAAGGCGACCCGAACCAACCCCGGCCAACGTAACAAAAGCACCACTCGTTCCGCTAGATGTCGGTGTACCATCATCGGGGGCGGATAGAACTGGTATGTTAAACGCACTTCCACCGGCTCCACCTCCGCCTTGACCAAATGTAGTTTCCCCTCGGCTTCTCGTCGGACGCCCAAAGCGGTTTCTCGCTTGAGTGGTCATGTTAGGACTTCTTCCGTAGCTCTAATACTAGAGTTCCTTTTGAACCTAATATAAACCCACTCGTACTAATCCACAGTTTTCCATTTTCGTCGCTAGGCGGGACAGTTGCATAGTCCGCAAGACCGCCAAAATTTCTGAAATCTATGTGCGAGCCAGTGTCTCTTGGTATTGTCCAAACTGGTGAAGGCTGGAGCGTACCAAAACCCAAAGAAACATCAAACCAGACCATTCCGTACCACATCTGCATGATACGGAAGCCCGGTTTATCATTCTTCATGGGCGGCAAAAGGTCAGACGGAGAGAGGACTACTGCTTGATCTAACTCTCCAGACCCATCACTCAATAAATCAACACGTACAATAAGGTGAGCATTCCCCTCTACGATCTTCGTTACCGTGACTTGGGCCATGTTATCTCTCCTTAAATTTCAATCCAGCAAATGTGCCCGACACCAATTGGTGAAGTGGTTTCTCCAACAATCTGAATTAACGCGCCAGCAGGTACAGCCAAAGCACCATCCACAACATCAACAAAGAAATATGGAGCTTCACCAGAGCCACCCGTGATCCAGGCTGCGCCCATCGCCCAACGACAGGCCACGGGAGCTACTGGTAGTGTAGCGGCATCATAAGCACGAGCCACTGAGCTACCAGCATTACCAGTCCCCTGTCCAGACAGAATGCCAGAACCAACGGCAGTCAAACCGGTAGGGACGGTAACGTGGGGAGCCATCATCGCCAACCCGATCTTATGGATTGCGGCGGGAACTGTCGTCCAGGCAAACCCCCAATCTACAACATAAAGGGTTTTGTTCGAACCAACTGGATTATAGAGCAGGACACCTGTAGCAGTTGTACTAACAAGGGATACTGTTTTTGCTGATACATTGGCAGCGGTGAAAAGTTGACCAGCCCTGTTGTAGGCCAAACGATCTAAATTACTCATGTTTATTTTCCTTTTTAGTTAATATAAAAGTTTGAGAGCTTTCACCCTCCCGTGTTACCTATTAAGCATCAGTGGCGATTGCAGGAAGCACAAAGCCAGAAAGCAGCGTGGTTTCGCCTGTATACAGGTTGTCAAACATGCCGTTCTGCACAGCAGTTGCCGTTACCAAGATTGCTGCTGCAACGTCCAATGCACGGATGCGGTTGTGGGCAATCATTCCTGTGCCGGTAGTAGCAGAGGTCAGAACCAGAATCGCACCCGATGCCGTGGTAGTATTGACGCTATAGACATAATTCCGCATCACTTGCATGTCGGTCATCACCAGCGCGCCGTGGTCAATCAAAGCTGACACATCATTGCTGATGGTCGTGTGAGTGATGCGGTTGTCGTTTACAGTCAAACCAGTCATCGTGCCAGCCACTACAACTGTGGGGCCTGGAGTTGTGGTTGCAGTGCAGACTACCTTGTTATCTACAAACCGCATTCTATCCGCATTGACTGTGACAGTTGTGGTAACAATGCTCAAGAAGCCAGCAGTCGCACTGGTGTCCCTGAATTCGCAATTCTCTACCGCGAAATCAGCAGCAGCCGCTACGGTGATAGCTGAGGCGATTGACAGGAAATTACCAACAAAAAGCACGTTGGACACGCTGATATTATTGGCAGTGACCGGGATGGTCGCTGTGTTGGCAGTGGTGAATGTGAAGGTAGGTCTTGCAGTACCAGCACCAAGTCCTACAACAGCCACACCAGCAACGTCAAAGTTTAATGCTGTTGCAGAAATGATACTTTCGGCATGGCCGGGCTTGATGAAGATGATGTCCCCACGATTAGTCTCACACTGGCTAAACGCATATTCAAGTGTTGAAAATGGGCTGTCGAACGTGCCTTTGTTACCGTTTGAACCGCCACGCTGCCCAACCAGAAGGCCGGTAGTGCCGTTGTCCACCCAGAATACTGCGCCTGGATGAGTTTGCAAAATAGGGACACCGCGAATTGTTACACCGGAAGCAAAGCCGCCGGGAAAGTTTGATATTGGCATAATTGATTCTCCAAGAGAAAAATAAATGGGTGCGGTATTGCACCAGTCGATAGTCGCCTATCACGTTTACTTCTGCCTAGAGTATCTATTAATTCTTACTTGGTATCGCATTCTACTACGAAACATCCCAAGCATGGTGGTATAGCATTATCCCCTTTATTAGCAAGATAATGCTATAGCGCATGCCTAGCTAACTTGCATCAAGCACCAGCCGAGCCAAACCATTGACGGAAGTCGCCGATTTGGATGCTGTATCTTTCTGTGGCTTTTGCCAAAGCATTCTCTGTGCCGAAGTCGTTATCTTTTGTAAACTCAAGTTCACGACGTTGGAACAGTGTCAGACCATCTGGGCAGTCGGTTTTGATGAAGAACGCATCTGCGTCAGTGAAAAAGTTATTGACCTTTACGCCCATCGGAAACGCGCCGAGTGCTCTCAATGCGTTGATAGCATTGTTTGCGGAGCCTGCTTGGTTGATGGACTTCAGAATACGCGCAGCCTCAAATTCCAGTTGACGTGGAATATGCAGACTCTCGACTTGCAGGGCGATCTTGTTGCCACGATCATCCGTTGCGCCGTTTGCCTGAATAACCAAATCTTCCAACGATGCCTCGGACAAGTCTGCTGGTGTTGCCAGCAGGTTGCTTTGGTCGCCACTGGACGAAGGTTGAGTAGCTGAAAACAACGGCTTACTACCCACGCCAACAGTGTAGTTAGTATCGAATCCACGGTTTAACCAATTCGCTACAACAGTGTTTTTTGTTTCCACCATTGCACGCTTCAAGGCTTTTGCGCGTCCCATTGCGAGTTTTTCGTAGAGGTTATCTTCGATTGCTTCGCGGGTTACGATATACCCAAGACCATAAACCACATGCAGGGCTGTTGCAGTGCCCCCTTGGCTGGTCGTGTCATAGCCAATAGATGCGCCTTGCTCTTTTACAGCAGCGAGGCCAAATCCGTTGTTTTGTACCATTTCCTCACGATGCTTCTCTGAGGTTTGTATTGCGACCAGATCACGCCATTGGTCACGGTTGTTGTAAGACATCCCGAACATCGAAAAGACGCCGGGCCATAATGCTTTTGGGTGACTACCCGTATTTATTGCGGCCATGATTAAGCTCCTTTATCGGTTAAGCAATGCCAGCTACTTGGTTAGAAAGTTGATGACGGTTAATTGTCACCAGGTATTTTGCGTGTTCGCCCACCTCGTTGTTTTCCCTGTTAGAGAAGCCAAGAATGTGCAAATCAAGCGTATTGGTATCTGCTTCGCCTACGTTGTTCAATTCCACGCCGGACAAAGCTGTGACCGTGCTGCCTGTTCCGACAACGAAATTCGCGTTTAAGCCAATATCGTTAGCCGTCAAAGCAGTTCCGCCAGACACTTCCTGAATCTCAAACAGCAGGTCAGGGTTATCAGCTACCATCAGCAGACGTTTTGTAGATATGGCACGATAGCGCAGGCTGTCTTGTGTGTCGGGTACTACGCCGACAACAACACCAGTGACCACGTTGCCAGTAGCGGCTTGTTTCACATCGCTGTAAATCTTGCCATTAATGGTTTGCGAAGTTCCCAACAGAATAACGGGGTCGCCAATATATATAGCAGTTCCGTCACCTGTGGGTGTTGAGTACAGACGAAACTCACCAGCGTAAGCGGCTCCGTTCCGGTGCTGTACTGGCTTTAACCCAAAAGGGGTATCAGTATTTGCCATGTTAATATGTCCTTAAAAAATTATGCATTTCGATTTTCGATGCTGATGCCTTTCCCATTTTCAGGGATGTATTGGCCTTCAATATCGCGCAGTTTGCCGTGTTTGATTATGTTGTCAGTTTCAGCGATTCCCTTTGCCTTCGCACGCTGATCTGCATTGTAAAAATCTTCCTTTATTTCCATCAAATATGCCTTCTGGCCTGTGGACTTATCCACTACGCGACTGATGCGCGCGCCAAGGTCTCTATTCTCATTATCAATATCCTGAACCCCAATCTGTATTGACTGGTCAGTAGCATATTGATAACTGCCCTCCAATGCCAGCGCGAGTCTTCCCTCTGTATCGTTGACCCATCGCCTAACATATCCCGGACGTGCGGGAACAGACAGCTTGGAACGTGCTACCCCAAGTGGTACTCGTGTGCTTCTACCTGTTGCTTCGCGTGTATACTTTGCCGCTTCCTGTGCTTCTCTTGTTGGTCTGCCCATTTTACGCTCCTTATTTCACCAGTCGTAGTTCTTAACGAATTCAGCCTTAAATTCAGCTTGCGCTTTTGCATCACCAGCAAAGCCATTTTTTGCCATTCTATCACATGCTGCCTTTGCGTCAGCCGGAAGTGATGCGTAATTCTTGCCACCAGTCCTTTGCGTTGGTACGCCACCCTCAACAGAAGCTACCGCAGAACGGCGAGGATTCTCGAACTTGTCAGGATTGCGCTTCCGCACTTCTTCTTTTACTTTGTCAAGAAACTCATCATCCTTTGACGTATCGCCCATTTCACGGAGGAATTTCGCAGCCGCCATTGACTGATTATACATTACGGGGTCTTGCACCCACTTATTCCGAGATTCCCACTCCTTATAAACAGGGTCATCATCCCCACTCTTTTGCTGCGGCGCTTGCCTTTCGCCCATGTCCTTGCGTAGCACTCCAATGGCCTCGTCAACCTTGTCAAAAGTTGCACCATCCCCTGCTGCTATCGCCTCGGCACGTTGTTGGCGCAATGTGTTCAGCGCGTTTTCGTAAGCCCTTGCCTCAGTTTTGGTATGGTACTCACCAAACTGCTTCATGGACTGCTTTAATTCTGCTATTTCTCGATCCTGGCGCTTAACCTGCGCTTTGAGTATCGGCATCATGGTTTCGCCACGTTCGATAAACTCCTCAGCAGGTCGCCACTTTTCAGGATCGCCCTTAAAGCTGGCTTTGTCTGTCCAACCCATCTTTGCTGCTTTTTCTTCTGCTTCCGATGGAGGTGTTACCTCAACATCCGGCACAATATCCGCTACTTTATCCTCAACTACTTCGTCAATTATCTCACTCATGTTGCATCCTCCTGACTAATTATGGCCGCTACATCCTTATCGTGTGCCAGTCTCAATTCTTTGCCGTCCGCGCCATTCACAACATAGCCAGCATATTTGGCGAAATAAACAGTATCACCCACCTTCGGTACTTCACCATGCCAGTCTTCAAACGCATTACCACCAACCGCAACTAAACGCCCTTTTACCTGCGCCTGCTTGTCCCGGTCAGTCGTTGACAAAGCCAACACGATACCGCCTTTGCTGGTTTCTTCGATATTCTCCGGTTCGATTAAAACCTTAAACTCAACTGGCCTGATCCCTGACTGATTCATCTTCTACCTTTCGACTGTTGTAAAACTCACTAATCGCGTCATCCGTGAAATTTATTATTTCCTCGAACAATTGCACCCTTGCTACTGCCATTAAATTGTCGTCACCACGGAATTCACCATGTGCCCATCTTTCCATCGTTTCGACTCGGTAATCTTTTAAAAACTGGTGGAATTCCTGAGTTAATGGATGGTTGACCCATGCCTGATACTTTTCCTTGTCTAGCATTTCATTCTCACTTATGGCAATTCTTATTTATGATAATGCTTTTATATTATCAATGCAACATTGTCAATATAAATACAATTTCTTCATCCTCTTCATCTAACATCTTTTGATAAATGCCGAAGTATTCAAGTTCTGCCCGTATGCTGGCAGTGCGGTTTTTCGCTATCTGCCGCTGTATCTGTTTAACATCAGCCCTCCATTGTAGTGAGAAAGGCGTTTCAAGCTCTTTGAGCGATACCGTTACAGGTAATGTCTCTAAATTAAGCCGTCTCGCGGATGATTCCCTGTAATATACTCGTTTCCAGCCGCCGCCACTCGCCCCACCACCAGAACCGCCTCCAGCAACTACTGCTGCATGATCCACCAACAAGTGCTGTGTAGCTGTCCCAGAAGCCAGCTTGGAATAGTCTACCAGTGCTGCGCCAGCCGTGCCACCTGCACCAATCGACAACAGCATTACAGCAGCCGTTACACCAGCCAGCCCTGATAGTTGCTTTATGCGGTCAGCGTAGGTCATGGCAAGGTCTTAGCCCACACAGCGGTGGCATTCGCTGCGGCTGTTGGTGGCACTGTGTAGTTTGAAGCCAACAAAGGAGTGAGTGGTATTCCCATCAATTGAGCATTTTCCGCACCTGTTAAAGCTGAACCAGTAGCATAAGCAACAACGTGGTCAGGTGAAGGGTAAAGATTTCCCGTGCTTCCTGTTCTGTCCATCACATCCGCAACTGCTCCAGTTGTTGCGTCACGCCCATAGCCACCTGTAATAGTCAAAGGATTGGCATTAGTATTCCTAACCTTCATGCCAGAGAGTAAATAATTCGCTGTGTCGGGTGCGTCCACATAAGTGAAGTCGTTGGCTATTCCTGTAGCAGTGTGATTCCAGTGTACGAACCAAGCATAAATTGACTTCCACGAGACCGACCCGCCTGCGATATTACACACCACCAAGTCTGTTGCTGCATCAGTGAAAGTCACGCCGGATGCTGCATAGGTCGCTGGGCCATTTATGGCGTTACTGGTATAAGTGGTGTCGCTAACCTGTGTGGCTAGGTAGCTAATGTCCTTAGTGCCGGATGTAACTCCGCATGTTCCGATGTTGGCCTCAATGAACTCTTTAGCTGTGGTCGTTATCACGTCAGCTATTCTTACCCTGATTGCCCTGTTACCCGCTGCGGCCACCGAATCTGTCCACACTACCGAAGTTGCACCTGGCACTGAGTTGGACAGCTCCACGCTATTCGTTGTGTCGTAAATTTGTACTCTGGATGTAGTGGTTATTCCCGTTACCGTGACTGACTGGTAAAGCAAAGGAGCACTAAACGTAATCGCCCCTCCTATATTGCCTGCATCTGAGGTCGTTGTCCCTGAGGGCACTTCAACAGTGATTGCATGAGCCGCTAAGTTGTTTACTGTCAACGTTCCCACGAAGGTCGAGCTTCCGAGGTTGTATGTACTTGGAGCCGTAGGAGTAACCTGCAACAAAGTAGAAGCCGCTTGGTTATAGGTAAATGTCCCTGCAGCACCAATAGCCAGCGTACCGCCGCTGAAGATAGGCACTGCTGCGGCTTGGCTGAAAGTGCCTCCGGTGTAGGTGTAAACCCACGGGAGGGAAGCCGTGAGAACCAAACTACCCATGCTGATAGAGCCTGCCCCATTAAGCGTGAAGCCCGTGGTGGTTAATGCACCTGAAGCGAATAGGCTAGGGCTACCTGCAACACCCGCACCCGTTAAAGGCAGGGCAGAGGCTACGTTCAAACATGCTTGCGCCTGGGAGTAGTCATAGAGTATCTGGAATGTTCTGTCAGCGCCTAGGTCAGTGGTGCTGAGTGAAGCTCCCCAAGTTACAATAATTCCAGTCAGTGCGGCTGCGGTTGCTTCGGCTGTGGCATAGGCTGATACTGTATCTGCTGATGGTTGAGTGACTGTGATGTTCTTAGTGCGAGTAGGAATAGACTCATCGAACAGATAAGCATAATGTCTCACTCTTGTAACGAAAGGTGCTATAGGTAATCCAGCGAAGTAGGCTTTAGCACCTGCAACGGAAGTTTGTGCTGTCAGTGTTACAGTTAGATTACCATCCGCAGAACCTGTGTTGGTTGCTTCAGTTACAAGTGTTTCCCACGTATCTGCGGCTGTGCCTGCTGCCATTGTTGTGACAACCGGCGTAATGCCCAAGCCTGAAATAGTCACTTTAGGCAGTGTAGAAGCCCCGTATGCAGGAGTTCCAGACTTCCGTACCAGAATCAACAAGCGTATGGTCTGACCAGCTTTTGCCAGAACATCAAAAGAATAATCTTGTGCTGTGGTTGAGTTAAGTGTGAACTCCATACTAGATGTTGAACGACTTGTGGTGGCTGTGCTTCTACGTACCGCAGCAGATGTATTGCTTTGATATTGGTAATACTCCTGTACAGCAGCATCACCATCACGGTTATTCAACAATAAAGAAACAGGAACCACAGACAAGACTCCATCAAGAACAAATGAACTTGGAACGTGGCAATCAATAGCAGTTACCTTTGCTGAATTTCGCAAGGCTATATCTTGCCCGTTACCAGCCGTTGCATTAGCAAAAACTTTAGAGTTGAACTTACAGCGGAGTAGTGTCATAGTACTATGAAAGCGTGGAGCCTCTAAGCATGACCATATTTCGCAATCCTCCACATTAGCCCCACTTTGCCCTGCGATATTCTCAAGAACAGCAAAGCCACTTGAAGAAACAGTTACCCCGCTTATCTTATGCCTACGCTGAACTTGGTCTGGGTAGGCATAAGATAAGCCAAGGTTAGACCGTAGTACCAAATAGTCTTCATCTGCGCCCCCGCCAAATTTACCAGCTAGATTGCCGGAGTTGAGAACGGCTGCGTTAGAGGCGGCGCTGTAGAAAACATTAAAGTTTCGCTCCGGCTTGAATGATAGATACCCAAGGGTTATCGCATAATCCCAATGACCGAAGAATGAGCAGCGTTTAATACTCTTATGCCTTGCTGTCGTGTTGTCGGCTTGACTGAGAGCGTTTAGTACAACAGACTGAGTGCAGTTGACGAACTCTACACTATCAATGTGGCAGTCTTGATTCTGTTGTCCAGCTATTGATGTAATATACAATGAAGAATATACGGTAGACAGGTCTTGACCAATAACCCGCATATTTGAGGTGAAGTTTCCTACAGGGCAACCAGTTGCATGATCGTATAAAACAGCCCCGCCAGTTCCTACTCCGTCTGTCCATGTGATTGTCGCTGTGGTTCCACCCCCAGCCGTGATGGTTGCAATCGTTACTATGTCAGTTCTAGGTGTAGCATTATAGGCGGAGGTGGTAGCAAATATCAGCTTGTCTCCAACTGCCCAACCAGTAGCGTCCGCCACCACAACCGACAATGTTGAATTTGCAGTAAGTGCAGAATTTATAACGGAGTGGCGAGTCCTAACAAACCCCTTGAATAGGTAGTTACCATCAATCAAACACCTTCCAAAGGAAGTGGTAGTGCTGTCTGATGCGTTAATCTCTAGTTCGCACTTGTACGAGTTAGTGCTTGATATGTCCAGCAAAACACCTGACATATACGCCGCTGTTGCCACTTTGGTAGTGATGATGTTTCGTTGCAGGGTTAGTTTTGTATCCGCCGTAACAGAGTTCTTTAGAATACCTCCAACGTCAGCACCAGTCGTGCCGTTTGCGAGCGTAACGGTCAACGCCACCGCAGCAGTATTGTCAATCGTGACTGTGTGATTCTTGGCAATGGTTACGTCATCGACAGACGTAGGAGCTACCCCAAGGCTCCACGTTGCCCCAACCGACCAATCGCCTGTTATTACTACTGAGGTGGTGGCAGCCATTATTCAGTTAAACAAGGTCTGTTGTGACGGCAAAGATCATTATTCAATCCGTATCTGCTTGCCATTGGACATGGTAGCTGTCCGTGGTGCTCTCATTTGCTCTAACGCTAACTGGAATCCCTGCAACGCAGCAGTAAGCGCACCAGAATCTTGATTTCCTTGCAGCGCAGCGTCAGACTCCTTGCTGGCTATCTCCATTTGTTTTATCAGCACGGACGTTTCCGCCGCTAGTTGTGCCTTGAAACGTTCTAATTCTAGCTTCTGTATCTCAATCCCATTGTCTACCGGATTCATGCCACATTCAGCGGTTGCTCGGTCAGTCTCGGCCTTGAACTGGTCAATCTGTATCTTCTGCGCGTCAAGCTGTAACTTGGCCTCGGCAATTTGAGCGTCCTGCTGTACTTTTTGCGCCTCAAGTTGCAATTTCTGCCCAGCCAGTTGAGCGTCCTGCTGTGCTTTTTGAGCGTCCGCCTGCAATTTATGCCCCTCGTGCTGGTTCTGCTGTAACTCCTGCACCATCTGCTGTATCTGCTGATCCTGCTGCTGGATATGTTCCTGTGCCTGTTGCATGGCTTGTTGGACTTCTGGTGGTAGTGCTGGCTGGCCTTCAATGATGTACTTCTCAGGGTTCTGTACCTTGATCGCTTTGAGATAGTTTTTCCTGATCTCGACCTGGTTAATCAGCGGGTCATTAGCAAACTTCATCAACGCTTCAGCCCGTGCCATTATTTGTCCATCACTCACTAATGAAGGGTCGCTGATTGGGGATACGTCCGTATCATCGCCTTGATAATCCTGTAGGTAGATAGTCTCCTGTTTGTCCATATACCTGTAGTAATCTTCAGGCTTCAAATACAGTTTGTTCAGCCGAAATAGCTTTTTGAACTCAGATGCCAGTCCACGGTGTACCCGCTTGTAAATAGCACTGAATACCTTCTGGCCTTGTTCGATTAGTGCAAGCGTGGTCGTGGCCGTTTGGTTTGCACGTTGCTCACCAGTCATTATGTCCTGCACCGATGAGATGCCTTTGCCAGCCTCGATGAGCATTCCCAAAAGTTGGAATAATACAGGAGAGGGTCCGGGAAATTGCATGTGGTAGATGTTGTCGGAAATCCGCCCACTCGAATCAACGGGCTTGAATTCACCAGGCGCAAACTTAACCGCGCCGCCTTTCATCTTCAGCCCAGCGCCAAGGAATCCGCCGCCAGTATTAGCCAGCGTTCCGGCATCTAGTAGCTGGTTCATTACCGAGTTGACAGTCTCATTTATGGGATTTAATAACATGCCCAGCCCGACATCGTATGAACCACCGTCAGGGTTGGGCATAAACGAGAACTTAGTAAAATACTCAACAGGCTTGATCTTGGTAATCTCCTGCTTCGCGTTCAACAGGATGCCCTCCTCATCAAAGCGCGGGAAAATACGTACTACCTTTGAATTGTCCTTCTTGACCGTGACGATGTATGGCTCTTTGTACCCGTCTTTGTCCAAATCGTACCAGCAATGACACTCCAGAAACTCAAACGCTGCGTCCTCATCGCTTTCAACGTCCAAAGGTGTACCAAGCTCAATATCTACGAAGATACCGCCACGGACACGCTCTGTGACGTCGTTTTTATACAGGTTAATCTGGTGAGTCATACGTCTTAGCTTCTTCCACGGCGTAGCATGGTCGAATACTAAGTCTTTGGCGGAGATTAAATCTGAGCACGGCCTGCCTAGCATGGAATCGAAATAGGTCTTGCGGAATGCACAGCCGATGATTGACATTTGCAATAGCAGCTTGTCGGCCTCTTCGTCCCAATCCTCAATTTCGTTGAGTATCTGGTAACTCATGTGGCGGCCAATACGTTCAGCGCGTTCCTTCTTTTGCCCGCCATCATCAGGGCCTAGCACTTCACCCTTGACGACATCTGCACCCGCTACGATAGCAGGATAAGCTCTTGCACTAAATTGGATTGCTGCGGTAGTGATGAGGGGATATTTTACATTTGCAGCCTTCGGCCACGGCCATGTCTTAGGAGTTTTGGCTTGCATCGCCAAGTCCATAGCGATTTTCATTTCCTTTTCCCACTCCGAACGACTTGCAATGTCCACATCGAAGCCGCGTGTGACTTCCTTGCCAATCTTGTCCACTTCTTCCTGCGTGAGCAGCGTTACGATGTTAACTACGCCGATAAATGACTGTAACAACATAGCAGGATGCTGTTTGGGCTGTTCTTGGGTTTCGTCCTGGTCGGCTACTTGTTCATACATTGTTTAACTCCTTCGTTCCACCGGACACGCTTTGCGTGCCTGTGAACTCTGCGTTAGAAATCATTTGTTTATAGTCGGCTAGTGCGCGACTAAAACTAAGTGCTTTTAATGTAGTCGATTGTGATAAAAACTCGCTGCCAGAAAACGCATCCTTGTATTCCACAGCAAATACAGTATTCGCACGGTATAACCTTTCACGCGCCACACAAGCGGCATCAGAAATAGCTAGAGCATTAATCGTATCCCTCATCTCAATATCCCCCAACTTCAGAGCGTCCGGTGTAATCTGGCTCATAATCATCATAATACTCGTCAATTAATTCATGCGCTACAGCCATTAGGCCAAATGCATCCGCCCCATGTGAGGCAAAATCATGTTCCGGCCCTAGTCCGACATTGCGCTTATCATCCCATTTTTCATGATACCACCCCAGCGCGTCACGCCCCGCTCCCGTAGTCGCTTCGTTGAACCGCATGGACGGGAATAGTCGCCTAGCCTCTTCTATCCGCTTCATGGCCGCGCCCTTGCCCTGATTAGGCACTACCGTAACTTTGTACCCAGCCGCAGTCATTGCTGATTCATAGCTTACATCATATACCCGATCTTGTGTACTGCCATCATGCGGGAGCCACACCTGCGCTTTGTCCGGCTCATAGCCTTTGCTGCGTAACCAAGCCAGGTGCGTGCCCAGAGGCTGGCCTACGGCTTCGTAGTAATTCAGCACCCGTATTTCAACACCTACAAACTGCGCTATCCACATTGTGAATGCGTCTGCCTTCGCTCCAGTGCCGCCTATGTCGCAGAATACCCGCATGGTCAGTAATGGGTCAGGAGCTACAAACGCTATGCGCCCTTCCGCTTTGGCTTTTGTAAGACTTGCAGCATAGTACGCACCGGAGATAGCGGTCTTATAGTCGCCTTCCCATATCCACTCATAGCTGTCGGGGCGTTCAGACTTGTCCTTTAGCCTGGCTCTTTGCAGTATCGAGGGAAACCACGGATTATCACGCCAGTTCATTTCCGCGATTTTCATTCGTGGGTCGCTGCTGCCTCTAAACCGTTTGTCAGTAGCACTGCCCTTGCGTTCTGGGTTCCATGTTACCCACAGCTCTGACTCTTCATCCCGCAGTGTAGGGATAAGCACTTCCCATGCGCTTTCGCTTACAGGTTCGGCCTCATCCACCCAGCACAGCAGTATCCGAGCCTTAGATTTAACCGAGGCAATGTTTCTATCCAGCCCCGCAAACTTGTAATCAAGCAGCCCGTTCTTAGTCCGTATGTACTTTTCGCCCACTTCGTAATAGTCAGCGAGGAATGGCTCGGAGGCTATCGCTGCTTTGACTTCTTCCATGCTGGACTCATCCAGGCTGTTCATGTACTGCCTGCCACAAAGAATAATCCCGGACTTTCCGGCTTCAGCCCACATCAATCCACGGACGGCTGTCATTTTTGCAAAGCTGCGGGATTTAGCACTACCCCGACCACCATAGGCTGCACGTATATCAGCATCGCCAAGGAATGTTGGGATTAGTTTCGCAGGGAGCTGTACTTGTGTTGTTGTCATGCAGGTGTTACCAACTCGATGAACCGCAGATTATTATTTATTTGTATCGCAGTGTCCGGTACTTTGCCCAGCACACTATCCCGCTGCTTGGCTACCACTTCACTGGCATGTCGCAAATCCTGCATTACCATGTTTGGCTCGGCCTGTACCCGATTGACTGCGGCTTTAGCGATTATGAGGCCAGCAGTATTGAAAAACGTGATATGTTTGGTGCGTTCATTAACTAGCGTTTCATGCACTATTACCTCTGAGGCATTTTGTGAGGCTTTATTTTCTAATGCTTTGATGTCATTATCAATTAGTGCGGCTTTAATTCCTGCAATCCAGTTTTCTTTTTTGGCCCTTCGGTTGATACTGCCCCTATCTGTTATGGCAACCTCTTTGCGTAAAACTATCTCGCCAGCAGTTAGCCCACGCTCGTAAAAGGCGCGGACGGTTTGCCACTGATTGTCTGTATAAGCCATTTACACTACCGTCATTGTTGACACCAGTTGCTACCAAAAAATACTTGGTATCTCTGGCCGTTGACATCATACGTGCCGATGTTTCCCCATTCAAAGCCCCATTGGCCCCATTGGCAGTTAATCAATGTTGCCCATGCTCCTCCGATGGTGTACGCGCTTGCGTTTAGTGGCATCAACAATAAAGCGATCAATAATAGTTTACGCATAGTGCCTCCCTTGTGATAGCTAACTGCAAATAATGGTGCGGGTTTCACGTTGCACCAGGCCTGCACCGATGCATTTACCCAGGCCTCGCGCAATAACAGGGGCGGGCGCACAGTACATGCCGCAGCCCTCGTTATGGTCATGGGTATGACTGGCACAGCAGCAGCGCAACAAATAGGCATTAGTCGTGGTGCTGTAAACATAGCCCTTAAAACAATACGTGCCACGCTCAAATCTGACGCTATTCTGGCGCGTAAGCACTTTAACTGATACAAGTACACCAACTAACCATTTAAACGCGCTACGGGCAATCGTAGTGCGTTGGTGCGGCATCTTGCCGCCTCTTTGCCGCTGCCCTTGCACTTCGCGCCGTGGCGCATGGGATGCAGTACGATGCATACGTTCCATCGGGGTTAATCCTGCGTGGTGCTTCGTGGCAATCGGAACATCGCGTGCTCTTTATGCGGCGCGCGCCCTTTATTTTAACAGGTGGGCGATAATTCGCAAGCATAAGCTCACTGCATAGCGAGCCGATCAGCGGGAATGTGTTTGACCTGCTGTGGTGTATGCGTAGATTTTCCATGTTCATTATCCTTTAGGTTGTTTTCAGCCGCCTGTGCTGGCTTTTAGTAGCCCACGCAAAACAATCGCTCTTTGCACTAGGTCTTCGATGCGCTCTCTGCCTTCGCGTACTCCCGCTAGAAATGCAGCTCGCGCCACACGCTCGGCATCCGGCCTGCCTATCCCATTCATACGCATGGTGTCATGATATGTGCTGCTACGTTTCTTCCATGTTGCAAAGCTCATGTTAATTTCTCCTCCTTAAGTTGCATCTCATCCCACTCCCCCACGAACCCGCGCAGGATGGCTGGATCAACGGTGCAGGCGTGTAACACTTCCTGAATATCGACATCATTCGCGTCTATATGCCGTAGATAGGCCAGCACTTTAGCCATATCATCCAGCGGCTTTATGCCTTTAGTCATGGCCTCCATGTCTTTAAGCGCCTGCGCGTTAGCGGCAAAGACTTCTGATAGTGGCTTGCGTTTACGCACATCCTTTAAGCGCATAGCCTCAACACGGTCTAGTAAGAGTTGTTTGGTCATTTTGCAATCTTCCCACGAAGCGTAGTTAAAATATCGGCTATCCGCTTTTTGTTTACTTCTAACTGCTCAGGCGTGAACTTGCTTTCCAGCTTGATTACGTTGTTAGTTGGATTGTAGGCTTTACAGTAGCTTATAAATTCACCCAGATTAGGCGGATGTGCGTCCTGCTTAGATACGCCTATCGCAAAGTTTATAGCGCCAAGCGTGTAGCTTTGCAAAGACTCTGCCCAGTCAGCATAGACCAGTTGCATATCCACCCCTTGCCATTTTGAAAGCAGTTGATTACCGAATGACGTTAAGAGTTTTTGGAATATCCTGGCTATCACTTTCAATTGTACGTCCGGGTGTAATATTGCGAGTCTGTCGGTAAGTTCCATTCTTAACCCCCATAATTTGCCTTGCTGTTTCAAGTCGTGCGTCTTGTACCCCGCCATTTCCCCGTGCTGGAGCCTTGAGATACCACTCAGCCTTGAAACTTTGCCAACTGCGCTCACAACACACTTGCACCGCTTGCTCTGGAGTAATGCTTGCCAGCGCAGCTTCTCGCGCCAAGCCGTTAAAAGCTGTCTCGGTAAGTTTTCCTGCGCGCTTGGCTTTTCTAACCTCAAGCCAGTCAGCAAGTAATTTATCGCCGATAGGCGGCTTGTATTTTGGTTCTTGGTTCTTGGTTATTGGTTTATGGTTAGTGGTTAGTGGTTTATGGTTAGGTGGCGGTTCGTTGACGGACTGTTCACGGTTCGTGCTATTTTCTGCACGGTTCGTGTTGTTTTCTCTACGCTTCGTTTCCCTGTCAATTGCTATGCGTTTATTTGTTGCTGCGTTGCCGTGGTATGAGTTTATTTCTTCTTGTATACGATTTTGAACATAAACATCACCGTCAAGAGTAAAAAACTTACTCAAAACAAACTTTACCGCATCAATTTCTTCTTGGTTGGATGCCCAGCACCAATCTATTGCATCACCAAGCGTGGGGAATTTCTCACGGTCATAACACGCATCGAGCAAGAGCGTGTACGAACCGTGCTGTAGCATGGTAAGCCGCCCAGCTTTTTTTGAATAATCTCCAATATGGCGCTTGTAGTAGTGCATTAACAAATACCTCCAGCCCAGCCATCTAAACACAAGATAGCGTTACCGGAGCGCACTAGTGCGTTTGAGGTGGCTTGCGAAAAAATGACTGGGTTAGAAATACTCATTACAGAATTCTCCGGTTAGGTCGCTACAACCTGTTTTTCCTACTACCTGCAGTATGCCCCGCATCCTGAATGTGTGTCAAGTGTTAAATTTCTACGATAGGAATCAAGTTTTTTGTATCCTCCACAAATGGCACACACCCCTTGCGGCGCACCATTGCATACCCATCTGCAATAGCCAATAAGAGCACTTCAAACTCCTCCGTTTTATTTACCCATCCCTCGGCCTCCAGACTATCCGGCACTGTTCGACGCAAGATCATTTTTTGACGTTTCATGGCATTCCCTTTGTTAAATTCTGTGCGGGTAGTGCGTTTCCATTCCCGCGTAATGGTAGTTTACTGAGGAGTCCCCTATCGTGAGTATTTTTACACCCTCACACGAAACAGGGCTTGATATTATGCAAAATTCAGAGCGCACACACCGCATAATTTCAAGTCTAAATGAAAAAGGGAAACCCGTTAGGGAGTTTGTTTAATCCGCAAAAGCGCGGAGCCCCTTAATTTTACGTTAGGCAACAAAGGAGTTTTACCATGAGCATTGATATTTCTAAATTGAGTGTGTCTGAGTTGAATCAACTTATTACCCAAGCCGCAGAACGCCGCGCTAATATGCACCCAGCCATGCCTGGCGAGCGCCCGCAGGGAGAAGTTGAGGCGTTGGTAAATCCAGCTTGGTTTGTAGCTCCTCAACCAGAAGGCACGCTTCTTCAAATCGGGCATCGTTCCTTTGGTTGGCTTGCTTTCATCATCCCCGCGCCGGAAAGAGCATTGCTCCTTTCCCTCTTGTTGCAGCAGGCCATTCTGCAAACGAATCAGAACAGTCCTACCACTCAGACAGCCACCCCCACCACTGCCCCATCCGGCGGCGGCGGAACACTTCATTAGTCTAGCGTTATTCATGGCCTAACCCTGTATTCAAGAGGGACGCGCCTTTCGCGTCCTTGTTCTTTTCATCGTTTTTCATGCGCGCCCCTTAATTTAACGTTAGGCAACCTTGCAAAATAAATTGCATACGCCGGTTTTTTTAACAGCGAAACCCCCGATTGCACACCGCTTGCTTTTTTCTTCTTTCCAATTTTGGCCGTAAAAATCTTTATGTTCTTTCATCTCACTCGTGTAGTACCTGCAATTCCCGCAGGTACCCTGCTTCATTGTATACCCTTGCTTTTCTTTATTTTCACTTTGCTTGCTCATTTAAATTTCACCACAACCAGTTTTTTATGCAGCTTGTCAACCGCAGCATCACGCCAGCCTGGGTAGCCACGCTTAATCCACCGTTGTAACAGTTGAGGTGAGATACCCAGCTTGCGAGCAAGATCGGCTTTCACCCCATGCGCTGCCAATAAATCATTTAATTTTGTCATGCCGTAACTGTAGCATGTAAAACAAGTTTATACAATAGCATAAAATATATTTACGAAATAGCTTGCGTTTTTTGGCGATCAAGCGCAAGATGCACGAACTCGCTGACGGCTGAACCCCGATGCGAGAGTAGTGAAACTGAGCCACAGAGATACAGTACGTATCGAGCGTGTGGATGTATTGGGCGAGAATCCCAACAGTAGCGCGCACAGGCTGTTAAATGATATGCGCCGACCCTTTGGCAAGTAGTGTCATCTGCCACGCTAAACGCGAAAGGAACGCGGCAGACATAGGGTGTATGACACTTGGTAACGCGACGACACCGCTAATCCATGTGTACCATAATTTTATTCGGGCATATCATTTAACGGCTTGGTGTAATGGTTAATTTAGGAGAATGAAATGAAACACTTTGCCATTAGAGGTTTGGGCGAGAATCCCAACAGTAGCGCGAATAATGTGTTTTAAGGAAATATGAAATATGAAATATGGTTTTGAATTCGGCAATCTTATTGTGATTAGGCTGTGGAGTCACAAAGGCGCGACATGTATCCGTGTTTTGAATAAAGTCACTGGCTTATATGTTGATGTGCAAACTACGGCAAAAGGGCGCAAGCAATATGTGAATACAGGTGAGCTTAATCGGCACGCTCTGGCAAGCTGGATTTCTGAAAATGATGGCTAATTTAGGAGAATGAAATGGCACTTGTAGTTATCAGCATAGACCGGGACAAGCTGCCCGTACACACAACCGCTCAATTCGACGAGTGGGTGCGGTTCAACATTGAGGGAAGCGATATAAACCTGAAAAACCCACTGCTCAACAGCGACATGGATGCGGAAGTGCGCGAAATCTGACACTAACTAGGAGCATAAAATGAAAACAGAAATCCACGCAGCATTACGCAACCTTGGCACCTCGCAGCCAATAGTGGCTTACGATTACATAGCTCATGCCAGCTTACAAGACTGCAAAGACTTGTCGCATCACTTGGGAGCGCGGCTGATTGCGTTACGTGATTTATGTGAGGATGAGCGCGGCACGATAGGCGAGTGTGTCACGCTGATGGTGGATGTTGGTGTGGGGCTGTGCGATGCCATCAAAGAGCAGGTGGCGGCATGAGTACCAACATTAAAATTAATCAATGGTGAGGGAGAGAAGGCATGAAAATTAAGGCTTACAAAGGGTTTGATGCAAAAATGCAGTGTCGAGAATTCCAATTTGAGGTTGGTGCGACATATCAGCACGAAGGCGATTTGAAACTTTGCAAAAATGGATTCCATGCCTGCGAGTCGCCGCTGGATATTTGGAGTTATTACCCACCAGTTGACGGCAATTTAGCGGCAGAAATTGAGCTTGGCGATGTAAGTGACGAAAAAGAACGGGACACAAAAAGAGTCGGCAAATCTATTACGATAAAAGCCATGCTGTCTATCGCTGATTTAGTTAAAGCACAAATTGAATTTGTTTCAACCTCAAGTGGCGTAAATAAATCCAGCGGAGATTCCAGCAAGGCAGCGAGTAGTGGATATTACAGCACGGCAGCGAGTAGTGGAGATTACAGCACGGCAGCGAGTAGTGGATATTACAGCACGGCAGCGAGTAGCGGAGATTACAGCAAGGCAGCGAGTAGTGGATATTACAGCACGGCAGCGAGTAGTGGAGATTACAGCAAGGCAGCGAGTAGTGGATATTACAGCACGGCAGCGAGTAGTGGAGATTACAGCAAGGCAGCGAGTAGCGGAGATTCCAGCACGGCAGCGAGTAGTGGAGATTACAGCAAGGCAGCGAGTAGCGGAGATTCCAGCACGGCAGCGAGTAGTGGATATTCCAGCACGGCAGCGAGTAGTGGAGATTACAGCAAGGCAGCGAGTAGCGGAGATTCCAGCACGGCAGCGAGTAGTGGAGATTACAGCAAGGCAGCGAGTAGCGGAGATTCCAGCACGGCAGCGAGTAGCGGAGATTCCAGCACGGCAGCGAGTAGTGGATATTCCAGCAAGGCAGCGAGTAGTGGAGATTACAGCACGGCAGCGAGTAGTGGAGATTACAGCAAGGCATCTGCGGATGGTGAAAAATCAATTGCAATGGTTGCGGGGTTGAATGGTATGGCTAAAGCGGGGAAATATGGCGCGTTTGCGCTGCCTTGGATGGATGGCAAACAAGTTAAAATTGCCGTCGGGATTGTTGGTGAAAATGTAACCGCCGATACGTGGTACCGGGTAACAGACGGTAAACTGGAGGTGGTGGAATGATCCTTCCTAAACGCATTACCCGCCTGCACATAATTGGCGAAGTGTTGGCTATCTTTGCGCTGGGTGGGGTTGTGTCGCTAATGTTTGTTATTAGCTTGATGCCTTAATTGGAAGGAGGAAAGCATGATGAAAGTTTGGGTGATTATTGCAATAAATCCCTTCGGGATGGGGGAGGTTCAACGAGCGGAAGTGGAGGCCTTTGACGTACAGCAAGCCATAAACTGCGGTGCGTTTAACGCCACTTGGATTGTGTCGGTCAGGCTCAAAAACTTGTTATGACCCCCGCAGAACAGGCTATAAACGCACACGCTGCCCGTGCCCACGCTGAGATACGCGCCATGACTTTGGAGGCGCTGGTACACCTTACAGGACGTGTATCGTTCGATATTCGGTCAATAGCCCAACAGAGGCGTTGGCGGTTATATAGAGAGCGAAATGACACCATTAATAATTAACTCAGACGCGACACTTTCCAGCGCGCTTGGCGACATACGCGAGCTTTACAACAAACACAAGTATCTCAAGATTAAATTGCAGACTGGCAAGGATAGAAGTCTTGACTGGAACGGGCAGATTCATTTTTGGTACAACCAGCTTGCTCTTGAGCTTAAAGAGGATGATGCGCTAGGGCATAAATGCTATTGCAAGCTGCATCACGGCGTACCGATTCTACGGGTTGAGGATGAGGATTTTAGAGCATTCTACGACTTGGCTATCAAAGGATTGAGTTATGAAAAGAAATTACAAGCCATGAAATATATTCCGGTGACTTCGATAATGAGCCAAATTCAGATTGCCGCATATGGTAAGGCCATGCAGGACGATTTTGCCGCACGTCCAGAAGGCGTGATACTGGCATTTAAGTTGGTTGTCGAAGGCTGTCATGCTGCTAGATAAATATGGCTACATTCAAACTATTTGTGACGACGAATGTGACGACGAAGAGTATTGCGGGAAGCTGCGGGCTGCGGCACTACATCATGCCAGAAACATTCGAGAGTGCGTAAAAGCTGGAGATGGCCGAGGCGATGGTGAACGAAGTTTAACCAAGGAGAAACAAAATGATATTTGAAATAAAAAATAGATTTAGTGGTGCGATTATTTTCAGCATGAAAACTGAGAGTATGAAACTTTGCGTTAGTGCGGCCATAAAATCCGGCACAAACCTTTCAGGCGCAGACCTTTCAGGCACAGACCTTTCAGGCACAGACCTTTCAGGCGCAAACTTATACGGCGCAAACTTATCCCGCGCAGACTTATCCGGCGCAAACTTATACGGCGCAGACTTATCCCGCGCAAACTATGGCGCGGCATCAATGGTATTAGGCATAAAACAATTCCTTGGGTTGACATGGCCTGTGATATTTTTTGATGCACATATAAAAATAGGTTGCGAAATGCACACTACCGCAGAATGGGCAGCTTTCACAGACGATGAAATTAGCAAAATGTCGAGTGAGGCATTAAAGTTTTGGCAAGCGAATAAGGTTATTATTATGATGATTGCAGCCAACCACCAGAAAAGTGCTGGATGAGCGATAAAACTTTATGCCTGCAAAGCTGCCAGCACTTCCGATGCCATTCCGCCGGATTCGCATACTATTTCTGTGATGCGCTGAATCTAACATTTGGCCCTGACTTAACGGCTAAGAAGTTGCCGCATGGTTGCGTGTCGATGCCCAGCGCATGTGAGGAATTTCAAGGGATGTTGCTTTGAACCAAAGCTACACGGCCAAGGAGCGCGCGCACATTGAAGCGGTTAAGCAATTAAATTGCTCAGTGTGTGATGCACCAGCCCCAAGTGCCGCGCACCATATCAGGCAGGAACACGCTTGGCTGTGTGTAGCGTTGTGCGTGGAGTGCCACCAAAAT